GTCTTGTTTTAAATTAATATAATCACTTCTGATCTGTATTGCCAGATAGAAGATACTTAATTTTACCAAAGAAACTTAGTTTTCTTACTTTTTTGTATAGTCTTACACCTCTTTCATAACGCATTACTTTAGTTTCTATCTCTGATATACGCATTATTGCAGCAGTAAGCAGCATATCTTGTAGTTTGGTGTATTTAATTAAGTCTAGACAGTATGCTTTTATAGCTTCTTCAGGTAATTCTTGTGTTTCACGTTGTTTTTTTAGTATCTCAAACTCTATCTCTGGCGGTGGGTTGCCAATAAGAACCTTAAAAAACTCTTTATGGTTCATATCAGTTCATCTTAGGAAATAACTGCTGCTCCAACATATCAACAGCCCTGTCATCAAGCGTGTTGGTAGTTTGTTTGCAGATTGCTCTAAGCAGATCAACTACTAATCTTTTCACAGCAGTAGTGGTAAAGAATTTAAGTAGTATTGGTTTTAACAGTTTCAGCATAATAATCTTGTGTTACTTTCCAAACATAGCTACATTGTTAGTATTAGACAAGAGTTTGCACTTCTATGGAAGAACAAGAACCTAGTAAAGTCGAAACCATAGTTAAAGTTTGTGTGCTTTTGTGGTCGGCAACACTTTTATCTCTTTCATACTATGAACCGCCATCTGGTAAAAAGATCGTGGATTTTGACCCAACTTTCATAGCCTCGATCTTTAGTGCTTCCACAGCCTCACTGGGATTTTCAATAAAAAAGAAAAAAGATACTATAGTAGATAATAAGAACTCTAAAGTAGGCATCAAATGAAAAAGCTACTCTTACTAGGTTTGTTTTTAGTAGCACCCTGTTACGCAAACGGAGTGCCAACGTGGACTACTGGTTCAAGTAACAGAACTGAAAACACTACACAAACCATAACTCGCAGCGTAGTCACAGAAAAATATGGCTCTACTATAAATACTTGGGAAGGTTCTAATATAAGTGTAGCTGCATCAGCAGGTATATCTGGTGGTGATGCAGTATTTACAGTTGCAGATACTTCAAAAGATTGGTCATTAAATGTGACTTCGAGAGCGTCAGGTTTAATGATTGAAAAGATCACACAGAATGACACGATCAACACTACTAGCGTTATCACTTCTTTGTCTGTCTTTAGTCAGTAATAAAGCTAGAGCCGAAGGCGATACAAACGTACAGGCTCAACCCAATGCTGTTGGTAATTCCAGTATTATCAATCAGAATATGAATATTAATAATGGAATGACAGGTAAGCAGCAGTTTGGTTCTTTAGTTTGTAGTCAACCTACTATGGCAATAACTCCTTTCTATACAGGAAATGATGCACAGGGAGAGGATACTTATTCTATTAACGAGGGTTGGGGAGTACAGATGAGCTTTATGATACCTCTGGGAGATAATCAAACTTGTAACGAATTATCCAAAGTAAAGCTAGACCTAGCCAAAGAAGAACTAGACAAGCAAGTGCATGATAAACACCTCGTTCGTATTTTGAAATGTCAGCAGCTTCACGCATCAGGATACATGATTAACCCTGCTTCTAAATACGCATACATCTGCAATGATGTCATTAATATACGAAGTTATGTAAAAGCTAACTCTGATCTTTTTTCTGATTAGTAATCTCTTTCTTAAGTACTTTCTTAAATATCTTTGTCATTATTTTCTTTAGTTGATTAATAACGCTTTGCAAAACTATTGAACCTGTTACTGCTGCTGTAGCTGATACTCCACTAGCTATAACACTAGAAGCTATGACTTCAGGTGCAGGTATTGGGAACTCTCCAAATAGAGGTATATTAAATGTAGCTACAGTTTCTTCACTTGATAAAATTTCTTTGGTGTTTGGCAGGTTTGTCGGTATTGTCTCTGGTTTTACTTCTAACCCTTCCTCCGTTGAAGATGCTTTTTCTTCTTCAGCAGAAGATTCCTGATCTCCCAAACCCGACTCTACCTGTTCCAGACTTGGAAGAAGTACAGGGTCTAGATATGGAGCTTCCGCTACAGGAGGATAAAAAATTGTTTTAGGTGGTACAAGAATATGATTTGTATTTGGTAAATCAGGCAGATTTATTTCCATTCTTCTTCTTCTTTGCTTTTGCTAATTTAAGCAATAGAAAATCTTTTTTGCTAATCTTGCCATCTTTATTAGCGTCAATTTTTTTTTGATTTCCTTTAAGCATTTGACTCAGGGGTAGTTCTATCTTTAATGATAGCTTGTAATTCAATGTATCTATTTTTGCACTGATTTACAATATCCTGTGCTTGGTTGTGTTTAGTAACAACGTCTTGCAATTCGGCTTGCAGTTCTTCAAGAGTAGGTTTTGGCATTATTTAGCTGGTTTATTTGCTATAAGAAATGCTTTGTATGCAGCCTTTACATCAGTAGTCCATACCGCATTACAAATTGCTGACACTTCTGCTGGTTCTGCTGACAAATCAGTATCAACTAAATTATCAGATTCATCTAATGTACCAGCTTGCAGTACATATCTTTCAAAAGATCTTGTTAGTTCTGTGCCATCTTTTTTGATAACAGTTGCTTTGCGAACCTGAACGTGTTTGTAAGTACCGATAACTTCTATCTTGTCGTATTCGGTTGATTCTGTGAGTGCCATTAGGATTAATCTCCAATTAAAACAGGTTTAGGCTTAGTTTATAGACGTAGCTCGGTCTATACAAGTTCGTAGTGTGCAGAAAAATAAAAAGTACCCGAACTAGCTGTTGCACTAGGAGATATAGCGTATGTGCCATTATTATCAAAATATCTAATATAAAATCTGTTCTGGTTTTGCCCTCCATATCCAGTGAGGTTTGTATAGTTCCAACCACTTCTATAACCTACAACTATAGGAATTTCGTTTGCACCTCCAGTATTTATAGTAAATGGTAAGTTAGTCATAAATACCTGACCACTACCAGTAGAACCACCACTCCAATGTATTCTTCCTGTTATCCATACTCTATCTCCTATTCTTGTATAGTTACCTTCACGAGTGCCTTGAGTATAAAAATTAGTTTCTGTTACGTTATTAGTCATCAACCTTTTTAAGATTGGCTGAAAAGTTCCTTCTTCATAGTCATCTAGCAATTCAGAACTTGCAGTTACCCCAGAAACATTTGAACCATCAAAGGTAGCACTAAAGTCAATACCATGACCACTTGCTAATTTTAAATTGCCATCATGAATAAGTACATTTCCATCTGTCTGGAAAGCTGCTACATTTTTACTATCAGTTATAGATCTAAAAAGTAATCCTCTACCAGATACATAAGCATTATCACCACCACCAACTGCTATATCCCATCTGTAGTCACTACTTTGACTATTTATTAATGAAATAGCACCACCATATGTACTACCACCAGATTTAATTGTTTGTACAACACCATGAGCAGTAGCATTTATGGTTAACCTTGAACTTGAGTCTATGGTTACATTTGACTCACCGTTTAAAGTATTAGCAGTACCAGAGCCAGTAATAACTCTGTTATCTGCGTTGCTATTTATTGTTGTTTGTACTCCACTAGCAAGTTTCCCTGCGGTCACAGCGTTATCTGCAATCTTGGCTGTAGTAACTGCATCACCAGCTAATTGAACATTACCTATTGTTGAGTCTGCTATTTGTGCATTTGTAATTGTGCCATTAGCTATTTCACTAGCTTCTATCTGGTTTGCAGGGATTTTTGTTTTTGTTATGGCATCATCTTTGACACCATCTGTTGATACTTTTGTTAATGCCATAATAGTGTTTAGTAAAGGCTTAGTTTAAAGACTTAGCTTCGGTCTATGAGTCTGTCTCGTAAACTAATGATACTGTCCAGTTTCCTGTTCCAGAGTTAAAAGTATCATCAAATTTAATTTGAGTACCGCCCTGTGCAATATAACAATGTTCAGCAGTTCCTATTGTTTGATGATTACCACCGCCATATCTAGCTATTGTACCTAAAGAATTAGGTTCACTTCGAGCAGCAAAGGGAAGGCCAGTAATGTAAAGCAGATCTTTATCTTGTTTTGTAGATTGACCACTAACAAACTCAAATATTGAAATCATTACTCTATTTCCAATTTTAGTATATCTTCCATCAGCGTTTGCAAGAAAAGTACCACCTTGATAATACGGAGCATTGAAAGTACCTTCTTCATAATCATTTAACGCATTTGCTTGTGCTGTATCAGCATTAAATTTAATACCATGACCATCTATTTGACAGCGTTTATTAACACCTGAGTAATCCCAAAACTCAATACCATTAGCATCACCATTACCACACGATAGTTTTATTTCGTTACCAGCATTAGCTGTTATAAAATTTAAACTATTGCCATAGGTAAATGACAGTCTAGTAGTGTTGCCTTCTTTAAGAGCAAAACCAGCACTAACTGTTTCAAATCTATTATTGCCCTGATAGTTTGCCTGTATTCCCCCAGCACTTTTTAATCTTAATTCACTGCTATATGCTGACCCAGTATGTCTTTGGAAAACTAAGTCACCACCATTTTGAGCAACTAATCTATATTTATCATTAGAATCATCTCCTTCATCTGCTGTCAGGTAAAGCATTGCTTCACCGCCTTCAGCAGCATGAATTTCTATTCCATCTGAACGTGTGGATAGCTGTTTTACATAGTTGTAATATAGCTCTGTTGCACCCCCTGTTAAAAATTTTGCTAGATTTTGTCCGTTATCTGCTTGCACAAGTACACCAGCACCATCTGATGAAAGAATTAAATGACCAGTTCCAGTTTCTTTAATTCTGCTATTGCTACCGTCATGAAAGATAGCCATGTCATTGCTAGCACCAAATGTTGCTCTATTATTGTTTGTACCATTGCTATCAACAAAACTAATATTGTTATTATTAACATCTAAAGAACCGCCTAACTGCGGAGAACTGTCATTTACCAGATCAGTAGTTACAGCAGCCCAACTTAAATTACCATTAGCATCTGTTGTTAAAAATTGACCGTTAACAATATTGTTTGGCAAAGTCAAAGTGTAACTTGCACTAGCACTATGCGGTGGTGATTTTAATTTTATGCCATGACTATTCTGACTACAGTTAAGTTGTAAATATCCATCAGAAGAACCATCACCTTTTACTTCTAGTCCAGCAACAGAAGATGTAGAGACAAGATTTAATTTAGTTCTTGTTACTGCACCGCTTCCTAGTTTAGCTTCAATAACTGACCCGTTTTGAAGGATAGCACTTGTTACTGTGTTGTCGCTTGGTGTACCAACATTTACAGTAGAACCAAGAACTATTGCAAAGTAATCTGACCCACTAGCAGGTGCAGCAGCTAATTTAACTGTGTTACCAGATAAAGCAAAACCCTCTGAAGGTGTAGATGTACCAGCATTAGGTTTCTGTATAACACCATTAATACTTAAAATTATTTGCTGTGCATTACTTGGTGCGTTTGTAATAGTAAAGTCCTGTACGCTTCCATTAAATGCAGGGCTAAGTGTAGATATAAAGAAGTTACCAACAGATTGTGCTTCTTCAAAAGCACCTGATGTTGCGTTATATACTAATAACTTTTGAGTAGAAGTATTAAATATTAAATCCCCTGCATCATTATCACTCGTAGGGTTTGTTGATACGACTCTATATCTATTACCAAAATCATTTATATCCTCTGATAGCTGTAAAACATCTGTTTCTTTAGCTAGTAGCTTGTGATAGTTATATATCTGACTTGCACCTGTAGAACTAACAAGCAAACCTAATTCATTAGATAATGTTTTATTTCTTAGACTTGTAGGAAAATTATTGATAGTTACGTTATCGCTTCCATTGCCTGTTGTTCTAGCGTTTGTTGCAACCCCAGAACCATTAATAATTAACCCATCAGCATTACTGATACTAATAACAACACCTGATACTGGCTGTGTTGTGGGAAAACTATCTTCATCTGCTATAACTTCTAATCCACCAACAGGTGCTATTTGGTCAGCAACAAAATCTACAACAGCACCAGAGGTAGGAAAATGATTATCACTATTGGTAATAGTGGTTTGCTTTGCCATACCATCTAACTGGTTTAGATCGGCAATATCAGAAGTCAAAGCTGTACTGTCAGCTAATTTAGAAGCTGTAGCAGACTGCATACCAGCTAGTGTTGTCAGTTCTGCATCTTGTATTTTGTCAGTTGTAACAGCATTATTCGCTATCTTGGCTGCTGTTATTTGATTATCAGCTATCTTTGCGGTAGTTACAGCGTTGTTATCTAACTTAACACTTGTTACCGCACCTGTAGCCAATTTAGAACTGGTTACATTAGCATCTATTATGTCAACTGTTCTAACAGAGTTTTGATCTAATTTACCTACAGTGACAGCACCCGTAGCTAGTTTAGTAGATGTTACGTTTGCGTCAGCTATCTTTGCTGTAATAACTTGATTGTTACCTATGTGTGCTGAATCAATACTACCGTCTACATAATGTTCAGAGTCTATACTGTCATCTGCTATTTTAGCTCCAGTAATTGCATCACCCGTTATTTTATCTGTAGTAACGCAACTAGCAGATAAATGTGAAGTATCTACACTACCATCTACCAGTTCACTACTATCAACTGAGTTTGCTGCAAGATGACTAGCATCAAGAGGACTACCAGCTATAAGACTTTTTATTTCTGATGCTGTTTGATCTTGAGTAGCATTGGCTTCAATGTTATTTAATTTAGAATGATCTGCGTCAGTAAAGACATTACTATCACTAGCACTTTCTACTAATGTTCTAATCTCTGCTGCTGTTTGATCTGCGGTTGCTCCTTCTTCAATATTTGCTAATTTATCATTAATTTCTTGTTGAGCAAATAATACTTGGTTTGTATTGTTATCTAAATCTTGTTCAGTAAGTACGCTACCATCTTGGAAGTCAACAGCCTTTGTACTAATAGATGTATCTCTTTGAAACTTTATTGCTGCACCATTAGCAGGTACATTGCCACTTGTAAAAGTAACTGTAGAACCGCTTATGGTGTAGTGTGTGCCTAGTGTTTTTGTAACTCCTGCAACAGTAACATCTATATCTGAAGTAAGAATATAACTAAAACTAATTGAAAAATTTACTTCAGACCCATTTCCTGTATGGTTAGTAAACGTATTGGTGGTGTTGGTTGCCATAGCTTAGAAAAAAGTTTTGAGTTTTTCAGTAGTTTCGTTTTTACGAAGTCCTGATTCCCATAGTAATAGTTCTTGAAACCTTTTATCATATTGTAATTTCTTTTCTTTAGATAGTCCAGTTACACCCTTTGGTAAATTTTTGCCAGTTATAAATGCTTGTTTAGCTGCTTTTGTATATCTTGTATGTATGCCACTTAATAATTCGCCTAAATCCTCTCTTGCTGCATCTATAATATCTACTCTCATACTATCGTTAAAATCAGCGTTTAGATAAAATTCATTACCTGTTAATCTAAACAAATCTCTTCTTTCTTCATTTGTAATAGATTGACCTCTTTTGTTATTTAATGCACCTATAAAATTCAAAAGTCTTGTACCCGCAGGACTTAACAATAATTGATTCATTGCATCATACATTCTTTGTCTTTTACCACCTTCATATAACTCAATAAAAGCAGTTGCAGATATTAAGTTTGCTAACTCATCTGAGTC